AGAGGAATGTATGGTCTTGAAGTTGGTTCGTCCAGTTGGAACCATCATACACGAGCATATCTTCATTGGCGAGTGCCTTTTCCCCTATGACAACATTTGCCAACTGATCCAACTTGACGCCAACATTTGAGGTGAGATCAGTCGTTAATGCCGTTGTTGGGTTTGTAAACTCTACAGTATTTGATGCTGTATTTCCGTATGACGTGACCTGTTCAAGTGTTATATCCGTGAGTGTACTACCACTCCCAAAGTACCGAACCGCGGATATATTTGAATCCGCACCTATATCCCCCGCGACGTGAAGTGTATAATCGGGTGTATCCGTGCCAACACCCATATCACCCACGGTAACCACAGCTGTTCCAGGGTTGTTGAAAAATATCGTGTTAGACGTTGTATTTCCATATGATGTGACCTGTTCAAGGGTGATATGTGTCAAATTACTACCATTTCCATTATAATATGAAGCTGAAACATTGCCCGTAACATTTACATTCCGTGTTACATTTACATCTCTCGTCACGTCTATACTTGAAGAAGCAACTATATCACCCGTTACTTGTAGTTGCTTTGATACGATGGCATTTGATTTCATGTACACATTTCCACTCACATCCAATTGTTTCAAAACACTCACATTTGATTTTGCAAAAACATTTCCATCTACCGTTAGGTCTTTTGTTATACCCACATTTGACAAGGCATTTATATTACTAGTTACAGTGAGTTGTTTCGTAATAAATGCATTTCCTTGTGTGTACAAATCACCACGAACCACAGCCTCGTGTGATACAACAATGTTAGATAACGCATATATGTTACCTGTGACATTTACATCTTTGGAGACATCTACATTCGTCAGCGCGTGAATGTTTCCATATACATCAATATCTCGGGACACAATAACATTTGACATGGCGTACACATTACCCGTGACATTGATATCTTGTGAGACATCAACATTTGATAAGGCTCTGATATCGTCGGTGACCGTAAGATCTTTGTTGACATTTATATTTGATGCGTAAATATCTCGAACAACTGCAAGATCTTTAGATACCACAACATTTGAGCCTGCGTAAATATGTCTCGTGACATTTAGATCTTTTGTTATATTGACATTTGATAACGCATACACATTCCCAGTGACATTCAGTTCTTTGGAGACATTGACATTTGATGACGCATAGACATTCCCAGTTACATTGAGTTGCTTGGAGACATCAACATTCGATAACGCGTACACGTTCCCAGACACATTCAGTTCTTTAGAGACATTGACATTTGATGATGCATATACATTCCCGGTCACATTCAGTTCCTTGGAGACATTGACATTTGATGATGCATATACATTCCCAGTTACGTTGAGTTGTGCGAATGCGTTTGTATTTCCGGTAACATTGAGCGCCTTTGATACATTAACATTTGATGAAGCATACACGTTCCCAGAGACATTGAGTTCTTTCGACACATCTACATTTGAATACGCGTGTACATTCCCACCAATAATGAGTTCCTTGGAAACTTCTAGATTTAACGATGCGTGTACATCTCCAAGGACATCCAACTCTGACAACAGATTTAAGTTTCCACCAATCGTTGCAATATTTGAAATTGAAATAGTATTCGCGTATAGTGTTTCATCAATTTTAGTATCCCCCCGAACAACTAAAATATTTGACGCCGTGTCATCAATGTATACATTTGAACCAACATCTAACGTGTGCGTCGGTGACGTATTTCCCACACCGACATTCGAATTCGTGACTAGAGAACCATACACGTGGACTTTAACGTTATTGTCGTTATTGGGTGTTAAATAATGTTCATATGCATTATTATCGGTGTATCCAATGAAAAACTCATCTTGGGTCTCTCTGTAACCTATACCCACATTTGACAGTGCGGATGAACGTGTCATCACAAAACCCAGATCAAACCCCGCCGTCGAATCATAATTGTTTTTACCAAGTTCAACAATGGAATCATCAATGAGAAGATTTTGTTGGGTTGTGAGTGTTGTATCCCCCAAAACTTCCAAGTTACCCACGACGAATAGGGTGTCTGAAACAAATACATTACCTGTGATATTCATTACATTTGATCCGGTGTCATCAACGAATACATTCGAACCTATATCAACGGTGTGTATTGGATTTGTATTAGCTATACCCACCGGTCCATATGTCACAAAACTTGTCGCTGTATTTTGAAATTCAACTGTATATGATGCAACATTACTGACAGCTAATACATCGTCAAGTGATCTGTTTATATTTTCCCCAGAATCTACAACTTCGTGTGTCACTGTATTATATACTAGTGTGTTTGATAGAACATTTGACACGTAACGAACAGGGGCTACGTGAAATCCACTCACAGGTGCATCAATAATTTCTGACGACGCATTGATGATTATAGAATTTTCCGCCTGTTCATCTGGAGTGTATTTACCTATTCTGATCCTCTCGGATCTTTCAATAGTGTTCAAGTTCTTCACCATTTATATAATAAGTCATTTTAATTTATTACATTTGAGTCCAACCAGTCTTTTTGTATCCCATAAATGTATCCAATTCTATATCGTACACTATGAGACCCGGTTCGGGTTTTTTAATATTTTGAATGTCCTCCGTCGTCATACGGGGAACTAATAAACCACGCGTTGTGGAGTTTATCGCGAGTGCTGCAGACGCACAAGGTGTCGACGAGCCAACTGTGACTGAACCGTTACCATCTATAGTCATACTATCTGTAAGTTCACCATTAGGTCTCTTTGTTTTGAAAACTAGACCACCGGGGCGACCGGAGCTTAGACCCGCGTTAGCCTTGGTATACGCGTTAATTTGTGCGAGTTCATTAATTTTAATCGCATCGACTTCACCCAATTGTGATACGGCATTTGGTAAACTGAAAATAGATATTTTTGATGTTGGTTGGGTTGTACCCACCCCAATATTACCAAAAGTTGTTAACGATACATTTTGATTTTCAAGTGTGAGTGTATTTACGGTGTTACTTTGACATGACGTCACGCTGTGTAGAGTTGGGACTGGTACATCTTCAAGGACCTTTATTCGCGTGTCAATGGTAGGAAGTTGTATTTTGAGTGTAGAGATGTCAGTTTCGGATGTGTGAATATTTGACACGAGGGATTCGAGTGGATTAAAACGCACAATTTCCTTGGCGATATCGTCTATACGCTTGGATACATGTGTTTCCAAGTACTTAATTTGACTGGGTGTATTTCGCGCGAGTGTACTCAATTGTAATTGTATGGGTTCAATGTCGTCAATCTTTTTTATGGTGGATTCAATCGTTGTAACTTTTGTAGTTAAACCCGAAATCTTTGATGCATTTGTATCTATCCCACCAATCATACTTTCAAGGTGTCGTACACGTGGAATAACACGTTCCACAGTTCGGATAGAATCTTCGAGTAAAGGTATAGATGTAAGTGTATCTCGGACGGCATTCACATCTCGAATGATTTGTGTTACATCTGGAATTGTAGGTTTTATAGATTTAACTTCCTTTTCCAAATAACTCATGCGTTGTGGAAGTTGGTGGGTGGATGTCGATGTCACATAGTTTTCAAGCATTTGAACTTTTGGTTCAAGTGGCTTCAATGCATCGATCGCGTGTGCAACTTGGATGGTTGTCTCTTCAAGGGGTGCGATACGTTTTATTTCGTCTTGAACCCCCTTGACGTCCAACTCGACCAACTCAACGCGAGATGGAAAGAGTTCAAGTTTTTCAATTCTACTCACATTTGATTCCAAATCTTTGGTATGTGCAATGCCTGTAAGTTTTTGCCCATCCCCGATAAATGTGGGTGCGATGACACTGGATCGCGAGACAATTGACCCCCCATGTATGACTTTTTCAACATACACACTATTGAGATTTAATGATGCATTATTGAGATCTTTCAATTGCTGAATTGATATATTCGAGAGAAGACCACCATCTGCACGCAGTGCATTGGTCACATTGATATTTTCAAATGTATCCCCAATTTCAAAATCAAATTGAACATTTGAGAGAAGCCCCCCATCACCGTAAAATGTCCGAGCATGAATATTCCCGTCAACTTTCAGATCCTTATTCACATTGAGGTGTTTGTCCTTTTCCGAAAACTTTAGTTCGACATCGCCACCACTTCGACGCATAATGATGCCCACGTCTTCACTATTTTTTGTATTACCCTTTGCAATCTCAAAAATTGGATTATCCACATAGTAACTATGAATCGTATTTGAATTCACAACATCGAGATTTTCCACTTCCAGTGAAGAAATCTTCAATTTTTGACCACCGACATCGATTATTTCTTTAGTTGTACAATCATATGCGAGAAGGTTGGACGCATGTCCATACCTAATTGGTGTCACATAAAATCCACTGTGTTCGATGTTGTCAATATTTGCATTCGAAGCATTAAGTACTATTGAATTATGTGGTTGATCACACTCTGTAAAACGACCAAGACGCACCTTGTGCGTGGGTTGGGTTACACCAGTAGTTTTAACCATTTATATATTCCCTGATTTTAATTTGCATACACCAAACCCGCCATACCATTTTCTATCCTGAGAATGTTGTAGTTTACGGCGTAAATTGTATCATTTAATATTTGACTTTCACTATGTATTTTAGCGTTTTCAATTCGACTAAAGTTGAGAGATCCAGTTGGTTGGTGAAGGCTTGTTGTGATACAGAATGGATGCATGAATATATCGGGTGAAGTCACATAGTTTGTGTGATAGTAGTGCGAAACATCCATAAAATGTGGTCTCGCCCATTTGTAATTTGAAAGATCAACTCCATTTATACTCAATTTAATTCGATTTGATGTGGACGTCAAAGGACTTGTTCCACTATTGTTTGAACTTACAATGAACTTTACTGGGTGATTAAAGTTGAGACTTTGAATGTGATCCCCGGAACCAATATTCTTTTGCACTTGGTAAATCAACATATCATGACTACGCGACGCAATATTACCACGCTCTTCATTATCAAGATAATAATAGTTCGAATGACATTCCCAGTTATAGTTTGCAGCACTTGATCCCCATCGTACTCTCAATTCAACATCGTGATATTGAAGTGCTGTGAGTGGTATCGCGGATTGCGCACCCTCGCAAAAGAAAAATCGAAGTGGGTAGAAGTAGGAGCTTGCGGTACTACCACCCGGGTGTGGCCCATTTGAGCATTTACTGAGATTTTGGGCAAGAAGATCAACCGCAATGTTTTCACAAAATGTAGAATCTTGTTCATCGATCACCTGACCGCCAATCACAAGTTGAACACTTTCAATGAGACTTTCCCAGTTTGTAGTGTCCATGGCTTGACCACCGTTATCAATCGTAAAGTATGTGTATCCCAAAAGATCACCACTTCGTTCTATACGAATTGTCGATAGAGAGTTATTTTTCACATGTCCATGTATAATTTGCTTCTCAATGGATTGCGAAAAATTAGAGTGTCTCTTAAATGTCGAATTGAAGAATGATATCTCCGGACTTCCAACAATGTATTCATCCTGAGCACCGATACATACAAGTTGAACAATACCCGCAGACATTGTATACTACTTTAATACGAGAAAATTACAAGTTTGGTTTTCTACACACGAATCGAATAACTAAAAAGTTGTGACCCGCGACGTCGGGGTTCTTAATCGTAGCACCATTTTGGTCCCGGATTGCCACTCTAAATCTATCAATGCTACGAATTGGGTCAATGTATTGCGTCACAATGGGATAGTCATCCTTGAATGTAATAAGTTCCGTACCCGCTGTAACAAGACTCGCAAACGAGTTGCGAAGAACTGTCATCGTCGACTGACCACCAAGTGTATTTGAGGCACGGTCGTTGAAGTTGGTGTCAAGTTCATCAATGGAAATGTAACAGTGTTCGGTGGAAATATTAGAATGAATGTGAGCCGCGAGAAGTCTGGCCTGAACAACATTGCGAATAGGTTGTTCAAGATAACACGTAAATGTATTGGCACTGGATTGGCCAATTGAATCTATGGTAATTGTATGGTACTCATAGTTGAGATCCGGGATACTCTCGGTTAATGAAGTGATCAAAGCCATTTAGTATTAGCTTAGATTAAAGATCCGCCAATTCCATCCTCGATCGCATACCCAGCTTGGTCATCGACAAGTTTTTGAGCACCACAAATACCACCTGGAGTCAAAGACTTGCTGTATGGTGATTCCCCACCAGCTGTTCCAGCGGTACACTCAATCTTGTGTTCAAGGTTGAAGAGGGATTCTTCACTGATCGCCTTAATGGCGATTGGTCTGGGTTGGTAGGTACTTCTCGTGGCAGTGAGTGCGACGATAATCGCCAACAAAACAAAGATGGATGTGATCGCATTGCGGTTGGCCTTGTTGAACGTAAACATTTATACTATGTGTACATATTTTTTCTAAAGTGCGTTAAAGGTAATTTAATAGTTTCCCTATAGAGAGCAGTATCGGTTACAGAGACAGCGGTTGATTGCTCTAGTTTTCCTCGGCTTTCTTCTGGTAGACCAGAGTCGTCATCT